CTCCCGCGCTGCAAACAGGACAGTTGCGCCGCTCGGTCCGCGTCGAGGGGCCGACGAGAACAGGGCCCGGGGCGTGGGAGTCGAAGACCGGGCCGACCGCGGTGTACGGGCGCATCCAGGAACTCGGCGGGGTGACGGGACGCGGCGGGGCGACAACGCTGCCCGCGCGGCCCTACCTCGGCCCGGCACTTAAGGAACTGATTGATTCCGGGCGCCTGGCCGAGGTGTACACGCAGGCGTGGCGCAGCGCGTGGTACCGCGGCTGACGCTGCCGATCGAGTCGAGCTCTTCCCGTCATTGACCTCTTCCGGACGGGGGTGTGCCAATGGCCGGATTTCTGCCGCCAGTCATCGCTGTCCTGGGCGCCTCTATCGGCGAATTCACCGCGAAGATGGGCGAGGCCCGCGCGGAGATGCGCACCACCGAGGGCTCCTTCGCGGAGGCCGGGGCGCTCGGCAAGGGCGCGCTGCTCGGCATCGGCGCCGTCGCGCTCGGCGTCGGCTACGAGTCGGTGAAGATGGCCGCCGGGTTCGACCAGGCCATGGAAATGGTCCACACCCAGGCCGGCGCGTCCCAAGCCGAAGTCGACAAGCTCAAAGGCTCTGTGCTCGCGCTCGCCCCAGCGGTCGGCATGGGCCCGGAGCAGTTGGCCACCGGCCTCTACCACATTGAATCGGCCGGGTTCCGCGGCGCGCAGGCCATGGACATCCTCACCGCCGCGGCGAAGCTCGCGCAGATCGGCCAGTCCGACTTCGAGACCACCAGCCAGGCCGTCGTCGGCGTGATGGCATCCCAGATCAAGGGCGTCAAAGACGCCGCCGACGCCGGGAACCTGCTCAACACCACCGTCGGCATGGGCGACATGAAGATGCAGCAACTCGCGGAGGCCATCGGCACCGGGATCCTGCCCAAGGCCGCCGCCGCCGGGCTCAGCTTCGAGGACGTGGGCAGCGCGCTCGCGACACTCACCGACAACGTCACCCCCGCGAACGAGGCCGCGACCCGCCTGGGCATGACGTTCTCCCTGATGAGCGCACCGACGGCGAAAGCACAGAAGGCATACGAGTCCATCGGTATGACCAGCAACCAGCTCGCCAACGACATGCGCGGGCCGGGCGGGCTGTCGGCGGCGCTCACCGACCTGCAGAACCACCTGAACAAGACGTATCCGGCCGGTCAGGGCGTGAAGCTCTCCCTGCAGGAGCAGCAGACGGAACTCAAAACCTACTCCAAGTCGCTCACCGACATGGGTGTCCCACTCGACCAGCAGACCACGCTGCTCAACACGTTCAAGGGCAACCTGGAGAAGACCGGGTCGGCGGCCGTGAAGCAGTCTGCGGCCCTCTCGGCGATGTTCGGCGGCGGCAAGTCCTCCGGCACCATGCTCACGCTGCTCGGCGAGATGGACCGGTTCAAGGAGAAGACGCAGCAGTACGGCACCGCCGCGAGCCGCGCGCAGCAGGCTCAGGAGGCGTGGGCGGCGCAGCAAGCCCAGTTCTCCCAGCAGATCAAGCAGATCGGCGCCCAGCTCGACGTGTGGGGCGTCAAACTCGGCAACGTCCTGATCCCCGCGCTGCAGAAGTTCATCGGCTGGGTCCAGACCGGCGCGAAATGGATCTCGCAACACAAGGACGTCCTCGCGATCCTCGCCGGAGTCATCGCAGGACTGGTCATCCCCGCTATCTACTCGATGGCCGTCGCGTTCGGCACATTCACCGCAGCGCTGCTGACCAACCCGGTGTTCCTGGTGATCGCGGCGCTCGCCGCAGGCGCCTACCTGATCATCACGCACTGGGGCGCGGTCAAGCACTTCTTCGAAGACCTGTGGAAATGGCTGAAAGAAGCCGCAGGCGCGGCGTGGGACTTCATCAAATCCCACCTACACGAGGTCGAAGCCGCCCTGATCGTCGTGCTCGGGCCGATCGGCCTGATCATCACCGCGGCCATCGAAATCGTGAAGCACTGGAGCGCCGTCAAGGGCGCGCTCGGGGACGTGTGGAACTGGATGAAACGAGAGGCCGGTGCGGTCGGCTCGTTCTTCGAAGGGATCTTCAACGGGATCGCGCAGCCCATCGAGCGGGAGTGGAACCGGATCGCTGGGGACCTCGCCTCGATCTGGGAATCGCTGACCACGATCTGGAACGCCACCGGCGGGAAACTCGTCTCGCTGATCGCCGACCACATGACGCAGATCAAGGCGGTTTTCTCACAGGCGTGGGCCTTCATCTCCGGGATCGTCCAGGCTGATCTGCGTTTCGTGGAGGGTCTGGTGCGCGCCGGGTGGGACCTGGTGCAGGGCATCTTCCATGTGGCGTGGGACGGGATCTCCGGGTATTTCAGGGCGGTCTGGGACATCATCTCGGGTGTCGTCAAGGCCGCGCTGTCGATCATCACCGGCGTCGTAAAGGCCGCGTGGGACGTGATCGCGGGCATCTTCAAAATCACCTGGACCCTCATCACGGGCACGGTGAACACCGCGCTCGATATCATCAAGGGCCTGTTGAAACTCTTCGCGGACCTGGTGACCGGCCAGTGGGGCAAGCTGTGGAGCGACGCGAAGAACCTGGTGTCGACAGTGTGGAACGACATCGCGGGCATCTTCTCCAGGGTGCTCGGCGACATCAAGAACACAGTCGTGGGCGCGGCCAAAAACATCTGGCACGGCTTCACCGGCGCGATCACGGACGCCATCAGCGGCGTGACCGGCGCGCTCAAGGCCGTGTGGGGCGCGGTCGTCGGCGCGTTCAGCGACGCGGGCAAGTGGCTGTGGAACGCCGGCGCGAGCATCATCAACGGCCTGGTCGGCGGCATCAAGTCCGTGATCGGGGACGTGAAGAACACCCTGGGACACCTGGCTTCGGACATCGTCAGCTGGAAGGGCCCGCCGTCGAAGGACGCGGTGCTGCTGTGGGGCAACGGCCAACTGCTGATGCAGGGGCTGATGGGCGGCATCGACAGTAAGACGGGTGAGTTGCAGAGGAAACTGGCGGGTGTCAGTGCGACGATCGCTGGGGGTGTCGGCGGTTCGGGCTCGTCCGGGATGCTGTCGGGTAGCGGCCTCGGCGGCGGGGTGTCGTCGGGCAATGGCGTGATCGTCGTGGTCAACGTGCAGGGCGCGGTGCACAGTGACGCGGGCATCGCGAAGGTGGTGCGCCAGGAGGTGCTGCGCTACCAGCAGCGCAACTCCCGCAACAACCTTTCGCTGGCCGGGTTCGGCAGCTAGTTGCCGACCCGTGCTGCTGCCGTCGCGGCGGCATCTCTGCACCGGTCGGCGCTTGCGCCAAGTCCCGCGCCGTCGAGACGCTCGGCGAGATCACCAAACACCGCCATGTCGCGCAGGGCGGTGCGCCGGACGAGCTTACGGTCCAACGCCTGCGCGCCGGTACCGCGATAGATGCCCTGCCAGATGTCGGCCAGCCACCGATCGAGCGTGACGAACGGTTCATGCTCGACGAACCGGCAAGCAAGAACGAGCGCCACATCAGCCGCGATGATCCCGATCGTCAGGATGAGCGCGGCCGGCTGGCTCACTTCGGTGCCTCAGCGGTCTCGCCCTGCGCGAGCAGCGGCCCGAGTTGCCGCCACAGCGGCACGACGCGGGCGACCGTCGCGACCCAGATCGGTTCGATGAACTTACGGGCCGCCGCCAAGTTCGCCTCCAGTTCGGCGATCCGCGCAGCCTGGTCGCGGTGCTCAGCCAGGACCGTGCGCAGGTCTTGGAGCGGCAACTCCCCCTGGTCGGCCCAGCGCGCGAGCCGCTCCGCTGCATCACTCGTCATGCCGTCAGGCTACGGCAGGTTCCACTGCGCGGTACTGTCCGCCATCCCCGAATCCGGCGTGAACTGCAACTTCACCGGCTTATCCCCGACCGGAACCTGAAACACCACCACACCGAGCACCGAATCGCCCGCCGCGAGATTCACCGACCCGAACGACTGCCCGGCCGTGACATCCGACAAGTCCGACTGGAACTGCTGCCCCGAGGAGTCCCGCAGCACGACACTGTTATCCGGGGAATCCGAATAAGCCTTCGACCCGGCGTTGGTGATCCGCAGCTGCGCCGCGTAGAAGTGTTTCCCGCTGCCCGCCTGGGTGAACTCGTCCGCGCCCTTCGCGTCCGGGAACAGCTTGACCAGTTGCACCGTCAGCTTCTCGCCGCCGAACCCGGTCACGCTAATCGAATCACCGACCCCCGCCGGTTTCACTGCAGGCTTCGACGACGACGCTACGGCCGCCACAGACGGCGCACCGCTCGCGGCGGCCGTGTTCACCGTGCTGCCCGTACTAGAGCACCCAGCCAAAGCGGCGGACAACAAGACAACGGCCGGCCACGCGAAACGTGCGCGCATGAGGAACCCCCCTCGACGTCGGTATCAGACGTGCGCGACGGTACCCCACGCCTACGGCGCCGACGGGACTGGTGCCCGGATCGTTACCAGCGGGGCGGGGGTACGCCATGGCGATCACCACCATCCCGCCCACCTTCTACCAGGTCGCGTTCAACGCCGACCCCAACCAGGCCGTCATCCCCCCGTACTGGACCGACCAGTCCTGGCGCGTCCAGTTCCCCTGGTCCTCCGCGCGGGGACGGCAATACGAACTCGACGCCGTGGAAACCGGCGAATGGCGCCCCACCCTCGCCAACCCCGACGGCGCCCTGGACCCCTCAAACACGACCTCGCCGTACGCGCCGAACGTGCTGCCGTTCCGCCAAGCCCGCATCCAGTGCAAACCCGGCCCCAACCAGCTGACCCCAGACCAGGCCACCGCGGGAGAGGCGACCGGCTACCCGGCCGGGATCACCGCACCCGCACAGATGGCGGTCTCCAACGACTTCGGGTACACCGTCACACTCGCCGCCAGCGGCACCGCCTACCAAGGCAACCAGGTCTACCAGGTCACCGTGCCCGGCGGTGCGACACAGTTCACCACGATCCTGCTGATCAAACCCGTGCCGGTGACACCGCTAGTCACCTACAGCTTCAGCGCGCAGGTGCGCATCAACTCCGGCACGTCCGCACCCACGAACGCGACGATCCTGTGGTACGACACCACCGGCGCGAACATCTCCTCAATCGGTGGCGCCGCGGTCACACCCACGTCCGGCTCCTCGACGTGGAACCAGATCAGCGTCTCGGGCGCAGCACCAAGCGCCGCGTACAGCGCAGTCCTGAAAATCGAGATCGCCTCCGGCGGATCCACTTCCGCCAGCACCGTGTGGCAGGCCGACGGGCTGCAACTGGAACAGAACCCCTTCGCGACCCCGTTCCAGATCCCCAACATCCTGTCCGCGAACCTGTTCCCGGGGAACCTCGCGACCGGCGGCTACGACACTCAGGGCGCAGCCGGCTGGTGGTATCCCACTGTCGGCGCCGTCTCCTACGTCACCGGGCTCACGGCCGCGCCGACCGGGCACACCAACGCGTTCGCGTGGACCAGCCCGGCAAGCACGACCAGCGCGTCCCCGATGCTGACCGGCCCGGCGGCGTCCGGCCCCGTCGCGGACATCGTGCAGGTCGCCGGGAGCACCGCGTACAGCGCCTCGTTCTACGCGCTGCGCGCCGCCTCCGCCGACGCCACCCTCGCCGTCACGGCCACGATCACCTGGTACGGCGCTGCGGCCACGTCACTGGGCACCAGCGTCGGCTCGCCGCTCACCCTCGCCACCGGCACCTGGGGGCGGCTCACAGTCTCGGGCACGAGCCCCGCCGGGGCACTGTGGGGCCGCGTGTCGCTCGCCGTCACCACCCCGGCGTCCACGACCGCGTCCAACACCGTGTACCTGACGGCGGGACAGTTCGAGGCCGCCGCGTCCCCGAGTTCGTGGCGCGACACCGGGCCCACGTACTCGATCATCACGCCGTTCGTTGAGCGCTGGCCGCAAACGTGGTCGGAGCAGGACGGCACCTACGGCACGAGCAGTGTGATCGGCGACGACGCGCTCGTGGCCCTCTCGCAGTACACGCTGACCGCCCCGTTCATCGAAGAAGTCAACGCGTTAAACCCGAACTTCTTCTATCCCCTGTCCGATCCGCAGGGGTCCACCAGTTGCGCGGACGCTTCCGGCAGGCGGGTCGCCGCTCCGGTGGAGAACTCGCCGTTCGGCGCGGGTTCGCTCGTGTTCGGCGGCTCGATCACCTCGGTCACCGCGGGTTCGGCGTTCATCGGCAGCAGCGGTCCCGTCGCGACATTCGCCAACGACGCCACGCAGAACCCGCCGACGCAGGTGCAGCGCGCCGAGACGTTCGTGTCCATCCACAAGACCACGAGCAGCCCGGGGCTCCCGAACACCGGGGCGTGGACCAGGATCATCGCTTTCCGCGCCGCCGCAGCGCCCGGCACCAACAAGGGCTACACCCTGTGGGACGCCGAACCCGCATCGTGGACAACCAACGCGTCCCTCGCCTCGTTCGCGATCAACAGCCTCGGCCAGGCGAACATCCAATGGTCCAACACCCTGGGCAACAGCGCGTGGGACTACACCGGCACGACGAACCTGTGCGACGGCAACTGGCACCTGCTGGCCATGGGCAACGACCCGGCCGCCACCGGCACCGTGATCTGGGTCGACGGGGCGGTCGTGTCCACCAGCCCCGGGTCCACCGGGCTGCCGTCCGGGTTCGTCACCGACGCGCTGGGCTGCTCGATCAGCGCCGGCCGCCAGTACTACGACGCCGGGCACATCGGCGATTTGGCGTTCGCCGCCGAATTCCCCGCGCTGCTCACCAGCGCACAGATGAGCAACCTGTACAACTCCTGGCGCACCGCGAGCCAGGGCGAGTCCACCGGTGCCCGCATCCAGCGCATCCTCACCTCCTGGATCGGCTGGACCGGCGCGACCGCACTGGACGCCGGCCAAACCACGAGCATGGGCCCAGCGACCGACCTCACCGGCGCGACCGCACTGGACGCGTGCAACAACGTCACGCTCACCGAGAGCGGCAACTTCTACGCCGCCGCGAACGGCACACTCACCTTCAAATCCCGCACCGCCCGCTACGGCCAACTGGTACCGGCGTACATCTTCGGCGAGAAGACCGCGGTCGGCGAGTGGCCGTTCGAAAACCCGTTCCAGTTCGACGATGATTCCAGTCACATCGCGAACAACGTGCAGGTCACACAGTACGGCGGTTCGGTGTACACGGCGCTGGGCGCCACGTCGAGCGGCCGTTATTTCCCGCGCGTCTACCAGCGCACGATCAACACGACGAGCGCGGCCGAATGCCAGGATGCCGCGGCCTATCTGCTCTCGCAGTACAAGGACGCGCACATGCGCGTCTCGGCGCTGCGCCTGCACCCCAGCGCGGTCCCGGGCCTGTTCCAGGTGTGCCTGGCTTTGGAGCTCGGGACGCGGATCCGGGTGAACCGGCGCCCGAACGGCGCCCCGCAGATCACGTGGGACGGGTTCGTCGAGAAGATCGAGTGGGAGTGGGATCCGGACCAGGGCGGCGAGGTGTTCGTCAACCTCCAGTGTTCGCCGGCGGATCGCGCGTCGTACTGGGTGCTCGGGGCGTTGCATACGACGCTGAACGCGCAGGCGGCGAGCGGCCAGAACCAGGCGACGATCCGGGCGCTACCGGACTCGGCGGTCAACGCGCTCGCGTCTTCGCTGCCGCAGGGCTACCAGCTCACGTTCGATCCCGGCCTGCCGACGCAGGAGACGATGACGCTCGCGGCCACCGGGATCCCCGCGACCAACCCCGGCTACAGCACCGCCACGCTCACGTTCACCAGCAACTTCGCGTTCACGCACGCCGCGAACGCCGTCGTGTGCGAACCGCTGCCCACCGGATACACCGACCCCACCACGTGGGATGCCGCGTCCGTCATCGGCGCCGCGTACGCCACGACCCCGGGGCAGGTCTCCGGCACGACCCTGCTACCGGTGGGCACGTTCGGGGACGCGAAAACCAACGCCCTCGCTAGCGACCTGGCGACCGGCGACGTCATCTGGATCGGGCCCGGCACCGCCAACTTCGAGGGCTACAACCTGCTTCACCCCTCGGTTTCGACCGCGGGCGAAGGCGCGATCCCGCTGGCGACCGGCACGTCCGGTGCGGGCCTCGGCCTGGCCAGCGACCTCGGGACACCCACCGTCACCGCCTCCGGCACCGCGTTCCAAGGCGCCAACGTGTGGCAGGTCTCCGTCGCGGGCGGCGCCACTACCCCGAAGGGCCTGCTGTACGTCAACAAGGTGGGCGCGGCGCCGCTGCTGGCGTTCACCGTCTCGGCGTACACGCGCTCGGCGACCACCGGCGCGAACCCGGTCTGCGACATCTACGTCAAGTTCCTGGACGCCAACGGCGCGACCCTCACGCAGACCACCTCGGGCACCAGCACCCTAACCGGATCCCCCACCGCCGCATGGACGCGCCTGACCGCCACGGCCACCGCCCCGGCCGGAACCGTGTGGGTGCAGTTGGGGATCCTGCTCACCGGCAC